CTCGGCAAAAATCAATTGAGCGAGGCCGATATCAAGGCCCTCGCACAAGCTATTGCCATTCACGAGTCAGGACCGACGCCTAGCATTGTCTCAACCGCGGCGAAACCAGGCGCGGCGGCCGGTAACACCACAACCGTGTCAATCGGTACGCAAGTCATTAACGCGCCGAACGCCGACCCGCGCGCCGTGGCCGATCACGTCGGCGCCGCCGTACAGCGCAAGATATCCGTTTCGCAGGCGGACGGCGGCGTATCGTGAGCGCACAGCTAATAACCCAAGGTTGGGGCGCAGGGCTCGGTATCTCGATTACCGTGGCGACGCCCGTATTTCCGAACGTGCCGGCCTTGGCGGGCGTCCCGCAACTAGCCCGGTCGTTGCTCTACCCGCCGAGCCCGCCGCCGACCATTGGCACGCCGGCGACCACGGGGGCATTGTGGCAGTCGGCCCAAGGCGCGCCGTTGTGGGGCATATTTGATTCAAGCGGCAATCAGGTTGTGGTTCCCGATAGCGTCATGGATTTTGGTTGGCGGGCCGAAAATCGCATACCGACATTTCCGATTCAGTCGGGACAGTTCGCGACGTACAACCGCGTCGGGTTGCCGTTTGAGAATTCCGTGACGCTCACGAAGGGCGGCGACCTTACGAGCCGTTCGGTATTCTTGGCGCAGATTGACGCCATCGTGGCGCAGTCAAACATAACGCTCTACACGATTCGCACGCCCGAAAAATCATATGTTGACGTGAGCGTTACGCGCGCCGAACTGTCGCGCCGCGGCGCCGGCAACTATGCGTATTTTGATGTTGAGATTTACTTCATCCAGATTAATCAGGTCGCCGCGCAGTATTCGACCGTGCAGACGCCGACGAATAACGCCAGCGTGCCAAGCGCTGTTCCGGCCGTGAACGGCGGCCTGACGAATCCGGCAACGCCGTCGACCGCCGTGCAGCAGTCAGCGCTGACGGCCATCACGCCGCCGAAACCCACAGGTTAATTTATGCTGCAAATTCCCCTAGCCGCAGTTCCCTCGCAAACCCTCAGCATCGTGCTTGACGGGCAGAATTGCCAAATCGCCGTGTACCAAAAACAACCCATTGTTGACGAGTACGGCGTCGCGGCCGGCCTGTTTTTTGATTTGACCGTGGGCGGCGTTGATATTATCAATACGGCCCGCTGCCTTGATCGAACGCCGATACTTGAGGACCGGCAATATTTGGGCGTCGTCGGTGAATTCATGTTTCTAGATACGCTTGCGACCGGGGGCGGCCCGCCGACGTTCAACGGGCAACCGCCATATTACACGGGCCTAGGCTCGCAATTCGTCTTGCTGTATCTGGAAGCGTCGGATCTGACGAGTGTGGGTTACACCGATGGCGATTAATACGTACGCCGTTAAGAATTTACGTGCAACGTTCACTCTTACGAACAGCAACGCCACGTTCCCAGGAACAACAGCAAATCAATTGCAAGTATCCGGTCTGCGCATGTCGACCGTAATTAAAGCGTCAGGTTTTCCCTCGTTCCCCGAGGCGACGCTGCGCGTGTGGGGCATGGCGCAGCAAGACATGAACGCGCTCGCTGTCGTGCAGACTGACACAGGCAAACCACAATACACGCGCAACACCGTGCAGATCGAGGCCGACAGCGGCTCAGGGTATACGTACGTATTCTCGGGGCAAATCATGGTTGCGGGCCCGGACTATTCTGACAGCCCCGACGTGTGTCTATACGTGCAGGCGCAGGCGTTAGGGTTTGAATTGCTGACGGCCGCCAACCCGACGGCGTACCCCGGCGTCGCGAACGTGTCAGACGTAATTGAGGCCATCGCATCTAAGATGGGCATGGCGTTTGAGAATGACGGCGTGACGGGGACATTTACGAATCCGTACTACGTCGGCGCGTTGCCGGATCAATTGCGCCAAGCGGCGCAGGACGCCAATATTTACTGTGCGATTGAGCAAGGTTTGGTCGTGATATCGCCGGCCGGCGTGCCGCGCTCTATTGAGCCGTTCGTGCTCACGCCGCAGTCGGGATTGATCGGATACCCGCAAGCGCTTGGCAACGGAAATTTAAGCGTGCGTTCGTTTTTTAACCCCGCGTACCGATTCAACGGGCCGCTGACGATCAAAAACAGCCAGGTAATTATTGACGCGCAGCTTACTTCAATCAACACAAAGGCGGACGGGAATTGGAGCATAGGCCCTATGACCCACACGCTTGAATCTAACAAACCGGGCGGCGCGTGGTTTACCGAAATGACCGTGTACAACCCTAGCACTGCGCCGCCGCTCGCATGACCGCAGCCGTAGGACAAGCCAACCCGTTTAGCAACGCCAGCGAGTACAACGCCTGGCAGTTTGTGATTGCCCGCGCGCTCGATAAGGTACAAACGGTTTCTGTCGTACAAGTCAAAGCGGTCAATACCGGCGCGCAAACCGTTGACGTTAACGTGTTGGTCAATCTCGTGTCGGGCGACGGGCTCGCGATTCCGCATGGCGTGATATCGGCGCGGCCGTACTATCGACTACAGGGCGGCACGAATGCGATTATCTGCGATCCGGCCGTGGGCGATATCGGGATTATGGTTTTTAGCTCGCGCGATTTGTCCGGTGTGATCGCAGCGAAAGGGGCGGCCAACCCGTCAAGCGCACGGCGGTTCTCGTGGGCCGATGGCATGTATTTCGGCGGCATTTTGAACGCCACGCCTATGCAGTACATTCAGTTTATGACGGGCGGTGTTACAATTGAAACGCCCGCTTTGACGATAAGCGGCAGCGCTACGGCCGCAAGTCTACACGCAAATAATGGTTGGTCGGGCACGTTCGCCACGGGCGATAGTCGGACAGTCACGGTTGTCAACGGAATTATTACGAACGTCGCATGAGCGCTCCCTATTCAACATTGTTGCTAGACGTGTCCACGTGGGATTTGACCCTTGACGCGTTCGGTAATATTGCGGTCGCGACCGCACCTTATGCGCTCGCTCAGGACGTGGCGAGCGCGTGCCGAACCGTGCTTGGCGAAGTCTATTACGACACGACGTTAGGCGTTGATTATTTCGGCAAACTGTTTGGATACACGCCGCCGCTGTCCGTGTTTCAGGAACAATTTGTGGATGCGACTTTGACCGTGCCGGGGGTTGTGACGGCCACGTGTACGCTCGAGGCATATTCGGAGTCAACGCGCGAGACGGTCGGGCAAGTCGCATTCACTGACATAAACAACACAACGCAAACGGTATCTGTATGACGAACACGACCAACGTCCCCACGCCGACATTCACGCCGACAGGGTTGGTACTACCGACCGAGGCGGCCATTCTGGCGGGCGTGCAATCCGACTATAACGCGGCGTTCGGCGGCAATTTAAACCCCGGCCTCAACACGCCACAAGGGCAATTGTGCTCGTCAACCGCGGCCATGATTGCCAATGCAAATACGGTATTCGCCACGTTCGTCAACCAAATTGACCCCGACACGGCGACGGGATTTATGCAGGATGCTATCGGGCGAATCTATTTTTTGAACCGCAACCCGGCGGTTTCGACTACGGTCAATTGCCAGTGCGTCGGCGTACTCGGCACAGTGATACCCGTTGGCGCACTCGTGCAGGATACAAGCGGCAACACGTACTCATGTACGCAGGCCGGAACGATACCGAGCGGCGGCACGATTACGTTGCCGTTCGCCAACACGACGGCGGGGCCGACCGCATGCCCGGCCAACACCGTCACGCAGATTTATCAAGCTATCAACGGCTGGGAATCGGTCAACAACTCGTCGCCTGGCACCGTGGGCAGTGCGGTCGAGACGCCCGCCGCGTTTGAGTATCGGCGTGAGCAATCCGTGGGCATCAATGCGCAGGGGTCGATACCGGCGATTTATGCGGCCTGTTTTGCCGTGCCTGGCGTGATTGACGTATTCGTGACGCAAAATAATACATCGGCCGTCGTTTCGGGTGCGATTAACGGCAACCCGAACTCTACGGCGTACCCCGTGGCCGCGAACTCGGTTTACGTGGCCGTCACGGGCGGCGCGGCTCAGGCCGTCGCTAATGCGATATGGGCAGCCACGAACATCGGCGCGGCGTACCCGCCGACGTTTGCCGGCACGGGGTCGCAGTCGGCCGGCGTCGTGGCTATCTCGGCGACTACGTCGGGGTATTTAGCAATCGGTATGTCACTGGCGGGTGCCGTGCACGGCTCGCCGACTATTACGTCGTTCGGCACGTACACGGTTGCGGCCGGCACGGGAACGGTCAACGTAAGCACGTCAGGCACGGCGGCAAGCGGCGCCGTGACAGGCGCGCAGTCAGGCACGGCCGGCGCGACGCTCGTTACCGAAACTGTGCAAGACACGAGCGGGTACAATAATCCGATACCGTCGTATCAGGTCAGCTACGTCAACCCTGTCTCGACGCCGATTTATTTCGCCGTCACGCTCGCCGCCTCAACGCTGTTGCCGTCAAATATTACGACATTGGTACAACAGGCAATCATCAACCAATTCACGGGGCAGACGCAGGGTAGTTTGCGCGAGCGCATCGGCGCGCAGATTCTGGCGTCGCGTTATTTTGGGCCCGTGCAGGCAATCGGGTCGGAAGTATCCATATTGACGATTACGATAGGGTTTAACTCGTCGGTCGGGCAGGCGTCATTGCAGATGGGGATTGACCAAGAGCCGACAATCTCGGCAACTAATATTCTGGTTGTGACATGAGTTGCGACCCGTATTTTAATGACGTAGTTTTGCTGTTGCCGTTGATCGGCACAAACGGCGGAACGACCACAACCGACGTATCAAATCAGGCAAACGCTGTCAGCATAAATGCTGCGGTGGCCGTACTCACGAACGCGAGCGTATTTGGCAGCGAACTAGCGCTGTCCGTGGTTTCCCGAAATCCCGCCGGCAATTACGCGCTGGCTGTTCCGTATTCGTACGGCGGCCCGTTAGACGTGTTTCGCGACACGGCGTGGACGGTTGAATGCTGGTTTCAAACGACGTACTCGGCTAATTTTCCATTCCCCATACTGACCTATAGTGGATCAAGTTCGGGAGGCGCCTATAACGGGCTGTTGGCGACAGCTTTAGACAACGGCAACGGCACGATAACCGTCAATGTGGACGGTTCACAAGTATTCGGCACGGGAGGCGTAAACGCTACGATATCGGCGGCCGAGGGATCATGGAATCATTTAGCTTTTTGCTCCGACAACACGCAAGGATACGTGTTTGTTAATGGCGTACTTATCGGCACATCCTCGGCGTGGGTTTCAGGAAATTACCGCGAAGTTGCGCCAAGCCCTGCCGTTTGTATCGGGTCCGAAATTCAGCTAAATAACAATGTTCAAGCGGGATTCGTTGAGCAAGTGCGCGTTACGGCCGGTGTATGTCGATACACGTCAGCATTCACGCCGCCAACCTCGACTTATCCGACTATTCAATGC